AAGATTTTAAAAATATGCAAATTACTTTTAACACAAAATTTAACCAAGGTGGACGTGTAGGTTTAAAAAAAGGTATGGATAGAAGAACGTTTATGAAAATTATGGGTGGTCTTGCAACACTACCTATTCTTGGTAAGTTTATTAAACCCATAACTAAAACTGCACCAGTAGTAAAAGAAGCGGTAACTAAAGCTCCAGATTATTTCTTTGCGTTAGTTGAAAAGATCAAAAGATTTGGAAAATCAGTAGATGATCCAGTTGCTGATCCAAGAGTTGAACGAACTTATAAATATAAAAATTATGAGTTAAGAGAGAACGCATTTGGTGATCCAGGAGAAACTATTGTTACAAAAACAGATGACATGGGTGAGTTTGGTTATAAAGAAGAGGCTATGAGATATAAAAAAGGTGGACCTACAGAAGATGGTTTTGTGCCAGATGAGTATGAAGAAATGACTGTAAGACCAGACGCAGAGGGTAAATTAAAAGATGTCGAAGATGGAATTGAAGATGTATCAGAGATTATAGAAGAAGCTACAAAATCTGCACCATCGATTAAAAAAGCAGGTGGCGGTATTGCTAGAATGTTAGGAGAGTAAACACATGTCTCAAAACAAAATGCCTCCTGATCAATATAGTCAGATGATTAAACATTTGACTAGAAGAAAAATTCAAAATCCTTTTATACCAGATAGTGCTATTGAAAGACCAAAAAGAGTTCTAGAAATAGAAGCATTTAAAGATTTTAACAAACGTAATCCAATGGCCGGTGGTGGTATGTTAGTGCAACCAGGTTTTGGTGGCACGAGACAGGGGTATTCAGGAAAAGTAAAACCTGTTTCTAAATTACCTAAAGATCAACAAAAATTTATTAACAAATGGTTAAAAGATCACCCTGGTGTTAAGTGGGAGGAACTAACTAATAATGAAAGAGGAATGTTAAAAAGAAAACAAGACGTTAGATCAGGCACCGGATCAAAAACACCCAAAGGAGCTGACAACCCACAGTTTCGTCCTTTAGACGAGGAAGGTAAAAAAATTGCAAAAACAGTTTATGGAACAACTGATGTAAGTGACGATATAAGGCAAAGAATTAATAAACGTGAAATAACCATGGATACCAAACCTGTCAAATTTAAAAAAGGTAAAGATATTTCTCTTAAACAAAAAAGAGGAAGTGAAGTGGTTACAGGAGTAGAATTTCCAGAAAAAACAATTGATGCAGATGGAAAAGTTGAAACTGCAAAACAAATGGAAAAACGTTTAGAAAAATTTTTAAGAGAAAGAGTTAAATTTTCTAAAAAAGGATTAACAGGCACGGGTTATGCAAATGCAGATCTCGCAGCAGAGTTTCCAATAAGCGAAAAACAAGGTGGTAGATTGGCTAGATACTACATAAATAAATTGGGACTTAAATACAAAGAAGGTCCAAGAGATCCCAAGAAAGCTACAATTACAGAAAAGACAGCAGAAAAATTAAAAGTAACTTCTGGAATTAAAGACGAACGTAGAATGACTTACTTAAAAACAAAAGTATTAAAAGAAAGAGATTTACCTAGAAAAGTAGACAAAGCTCACAGAGTTTCTAAGACGCATATGCAAAAGTTAGGATTAACTTTTGATACTAATTTAGTGGGCATGGATTCTAGAATTATAAATCAAGTAATTGTTAAACCATCAGAAATAAAATTAAATAATCTTTATGCTAGACAACGAAAAATTTTAGATTTGTTAAAAGAAAACCCTGATTCATTAGAATTAAAAAAACAAATGACTGAAGTAAACAAAGGAGTTAAGCAAATTGTAAAAGATACTAGTGGTAGATTAATTGGAGTAACAATTGATTTAGATACATTAGAGCCTAATTTTGAAGGTATAAAAAAGAAAAATACTTTTACTAAATTTTTAGGAAACAACTATAAGATAGCTGATTTGGGTAAATTTTCAGATCAAGAATTAAGTAAAGCAATTGCAAAAGCAGTTGATGCAGAAGCTAAAAGAGGTTTTGTTCCAAATGATTTTAAAAATATTTTAACAAACAAAAATTCTCAAAAAGCAATTTTAGAGTTTGCTAAAAAAAGAGCACCTGATGCAATTAAAGATTTAAAGTTTGCTTTTAAAAATCCTTTTTCAAAAAAAGCAATGAACCTTTTATCTGTTCCAGGTTTTTTTATAGCAGGATATCAAGGTGCTGAACTTGCAAAACAAAAAGGCATAGGTTTTAATAAAGAGTTTGAACAAACTGCAGCTGTGGGTGATGCACCAATTGTAGAAAAAGGATTAAGCACAGGAGAAAAAATTGCAGCAGGCTCAGCTGCAGCTGGGGCCATTGGAACTAAAACAGGTAGAAACATTTTAAAAAGATTAGCGACAAGTGCTTTTACTCCAACTGGAGTTGCTTTACAAACCGCAGGACTTGGTGGATTAGATTTAACATCCCCAGCAGGTAGATTAAGTTTAGGAGCAGAATTAGCTTTTGCACCTGAACTTGTTAAAGCAAGTATTGGTGCAACAAAGGGGATAAAAAATAGAGCTTTACAAAAAGGTATACAACAAGCTTTAAATTTAGGTTTACCAACTAGACTTGCGTTAAGAGCAGCTAGAGTAGCATCACCTATTGGTATTGCAACTCTTGCTGGTGAAGGTTTATATCAAGGTGGTAAATTTGCAAAAAAAAGGTTTGAGGAACTAGCTGCAATGTCACCAGAACAAAGACAAGAATTAAGAAGTGAAGGAGCAAGACAAGCTTTTGACCCTTTTCAAGCTGCGGGCGGTGGTATTGCTAAACTAGCTGGTGATAGATCAGGCCCACCACCAGAAAAAGGACCGATGTCTCAAGGGTTGCCAGGTCTATTAAAACGTGTTAGAAACTTATAGGAGTATTAAATGGCAGAAATAGACAAAGGACTCCCGAACACTAGAACTAAATTAGATATCCCTTCAGAAGAAGAGATAGCAGAAGAAGTTGCCGTTCAGGAACCAGAAAAAGGACCAATAGAAGTTACACCAGAGGAAGATGGTGGCGTAACATTAGACTTTGAACCAGGGGCGATTAATGTGCCTGGAACCGAATCACACTTTGATAATCTTGCAGATCTTTTACCAGATGAAGTTTTAGAACCAATCGGTAATGAGATGACTCAAAACTACATGGACTACAAAGCGTCTAGAAAAGATTGGGAACAAGGGTACATACAAGGATTAGATCTTTTAGGATTTAAATACGAAAACAGAACAGAACCGTTTCAAGGAGCTTCAGGTGCAACACACCCGGTAATGGCAGAAGCTGTTACACAATTCCAAGCACAAGCATACAAAGAATTATTACCAAGTGATGGACCAGTTAGAACACAGATCATCGGTGTAAAAAATCCTGCAACAGAACAACAGGCACAACGTGTAAAAGATTTTATGAATTATTTAATTATGGATCAAATGAAAGAATACGAAGCTGAGTTTGATTCTATGCTGTTTCATCTACCACTAGCTGGATCAACATTTAAAAAAGTTTACTATGATGTAAACATGGGACGAGCTGTATCGAAGTTCGTGCCAGCAGATGAATTAATCGTTCCGTACACGGCTACCTCATTAGACGATGCGGAAGCGATTATTCATACAATTAAAATATCTGAAAACGAATTAAGAAAACAACAAGTCAATGGTTTTTACAGAGATATAGAACTAGCACCACCAGGCACTGTTGAAAAGAACGAATTAGAAAAAAAAGAACGTGACCTTGAAGGTAGTAAAAAAACTGGCAAGAACGAACCTGTTTATACTTTGTTAGAGTGTCATGTTAATTTAGACTTAGAAGGTTTTGAAGAGGTCGGTGCAGATGGACAACCGACTGGAATAAAATTACCTTACATCGTAACTGTTGAAGAAGGTAGCCGATTAGTTCTCTCCATACGGAGAAACTATGCGCCCGATGATCTAAAGAAAAATAAGATCCAATATTTTGTCCACTTCAAGTTTCTGCCAGGACTAGGATTTTATGGCTTTGGACTCATTCACATGATTGGCGGA